TGAAAATGCAGTCAGTCCTCATAATCAGAAAGAAGTGCAGCCGTTGTATTACAGTGATACATTTAATGAACTGTTTGAAATGGTGATGACTGCTGACCTATCGGCATGACGGGGAGAAAGAAAGCGAGGTGAGAGAGATGGTGAGAAAAAGAAAAAGGCATATAGGAGTTGATCTAGTAATAACAACTATATGCCTTATGGCTATTACAACATTATTAGGAAAGGAGATAAATCTTACAAAGTTAGATATTACATACTTATATATGATCGTTTTTCTATGCGTTCAATCAATTAGTCAAAAAGGCGGAGATTAATACTTTGATTTCTTCACCATAAAGATTTAAGAAGTAAGCAATCAACCATCCAATTAAATTTACAAATTTGGTAGAACCTTCTTTGAAATCAAATCCTATCCAGTTAAGAAACGTGGACGGGATACGAAAAAACTTTTTTATGGAAGCAATAGGGTTCAATGCTTTTAAGAAATTTGAAACAGCATAATTACGTTCCATACGAATATCATTATAAATTCGGATTGCATTTGCGTAAGTAGTTTCTTGAGAAGCGCCATATTCGAGAGTTGGGGTATAAAATCCGCAATATTTAACAATTTTGGGATAATAAAATAACAAATTACTAAGAGAATCGGCGTAACCATCAAGTAAAACAAGTGTTCTGCAAGAGCTAGGTTTTGCAGATGATAGGTATTTTTCTATGACATTAATTACGGAATCGATATCTTTGATTTTAAAGAAAGAGTGAAAAATGGTGCATATGTAAATTAAAGTTGGGATAGTAAGTAAATATTTAAGCATAGTTATTTCCTTTCGACATTTTGTATGAACAGTATAACATATGGAAAACAAGAATGTAACTTCTGAGTATTTCCTAGAGTAGGAAGGCTGGAGAGAAAAAATCAATAAAGGGAGGTAAGAGAAATGTGGCAAGGTACTGTCAGAAAGTATGCACCAGAAGTAATCAGTATGGTAAAGCAGTGGTACGCCTGTTACAACGCATTTTATTTGATGCCATAATTTGCAGAATTCGGAAAATTAAAACATCCCATTTTTAGCCTTGTTATAACGGTAATAATTTTTTCTATTACTGTTATAACAAGGATTCCAGGGGTTCGGGGATGGAAGATCCCCGTATTATTTCTGCACTATTTATTTTTCTGAAAATGGCATATTATAATGTGCTGATCAACAACGCCGACAATGGATATCCGAGAGAAATCTCGTATACACAGTGCGATGGACAGATAAAGAAATATCATGTGATCGTCAGAGATTCGGATGCTAATTAAAAACGTAGGACAACATACCTCGGACAATCCATCTGGCATACATAGTAGAGGGGTGGTGAAATGAAAGGAATCGAAGTAGTAAGCATGATCAAAATCAATGGTTCTTGGGTAAACCAGGAGGACTTAAGCAAAGAAGAGTTTTCTCAGATTTTGGAGAAAAAATTAGACGAGACAATGAAAAATATAGGATTCGAAAGAAGAAAAACCGCTTAGGCGGTAGAAGGGAGGACAAGCATGGAGATTAAAGGAACTTACCACTGCCAGACCACTCAGCAACCCAACACATTAAACAGCTGGGACATCCGGTCCGTCTCTGTAGAGCTGCCGGAAGAAGAGGACAAGCCTTACTGGATCAGAGTCGGTGCGATGGTGATCGGGTTTATCTTGGTGCTACTGGCGTGGTATCTGGCAGTCGGGTATTAAAAAAGAGTGCTGTCACAGGGCGGCAACCCTCGAGCACTCAGGAAAAAAATCAAGAATATATTAACAGATTTTAGGAGGATAAGCAATGGATAGAGAAAAAATACATAAACTTTTAGACTTAATTCTTGAGATTCAAGAGCGTGGAGAAGGTAGGAATGGGTATCCGTACGTAAACATTGAATTTTCGAACTACGGTAGCAGAATATTTTTAACCGCACAAGAAAACGGATTTGTTACTGATGGAGATTACGATTTGTTTGACGGTATTGCAACAGATAAGCAACTAGATGATGCAATTATTTTAGTTGGGGTATTGCTGGAAATGGCAGTGGACAAGACGGAGGACGAATGATGTATGTAGGTATCGGACCAGAGAAAGACACGGTAGTAACAGAAGACCAGGCGTTTGAATATGCACTGGAGAGATGCTTGCATGGAACACCAGATGACCAAAAAGAATTTAAAGAAATGCTGGTGGAATGGTTTTACTCCGGGAGTTGGGTAAAGGAAGAAAGCGAGGAAACCTATGCTTAAAAGCTATGAAGAAATGAGGAAAGTAGATGTAAAACCATACCTCGAAAAAAGAGATGGTATGGACTATTTAAACTGGGCAATGTGCATTGATTTATTACATAAAAATGGGGCTGAAAATGTTTATTTTACTCCGATTCCAGACCCAGAAACAGGAAGTAGCCTAAGGATGACAAAAGCGGTGTTTAAAGATAAAAACGGAGTTGAAAATAGATGTTACGAGACCAGAATCCGTGTTGTGATAGATGATCAAGTGTACGAGATGCAAACACCTGTGATGAATGGGGCAAACCCTGTAAAAGACAACTCTATGAGTCAGCAAAGAGTCTGGAACAGCATGTGCAGGGCGTTTGTGAAGTGCGTAGCAATACATACCGGCTTAGGGTTCGATTTGTGGCTTAAAGAGGAATACAACAAGATGTATGCTCAAATACCGGAAACGGGGGAAAACAGAGCGTCTGAAGCGAAAATCAAGACTCTCAAGAATCTATGCGTATCTCACGGTATCAATCTTGAACGCTGGTTGAGAGAAAACAATAGGACTGAGCAGACACTTACCGAGACAGAAGCTGCAACAATGTTAAGCACAATAAAAAGGACTTACGGTGATGATTGATGAAATTCACAGGAAAATTAAAAGGCCGTTTGATAGATTGCCACACCATCCTATTCAAATCCGAAGAGGACTTCCGACAAGCCTATGATGAGTTGAAAGATTATGAGAAATTAACGCTTGAAATAAAGCCATACAGAGCAAAGAGAAGCCTTGACGCGAACTCTTATTTGTGGGTGTTACTCGATAAATTAGCGGAAAAGTTGGACATCACTAGGTGGCAAGCGTACCTAAATGAATTAAAATCCCACGGTGCTTTTGAGTACATACCGCTCCGGGAAAAAGACATCTATCTGGCACAGTCAGTGTTCCGGATTGTGATAGATCGTGGAGCACAGGAAGTAAAAGACCTAAAAGGGAGAACTGAAACATTACACACTCTGCAATGCTACAAAGGGTCAAGCAAGTATAACACAAAAGAAATGAGCAGACTCATCAAAGGCGTGTTGGAAGATTGCAGAGAGGTTGGAATACCAGATGCAGACCTTTTGACCCCAGATGAAAAAGAAGAGCTTAGACAAAAATGGGGGATTGAACTGTGAGTATTGATTACAGTGACATGGCATTCCCAAAGCCGAAGCGAAAGAAAAAGAAAAAAGGTCATCAAAGAGCATCCGGCAGACCAAAGAAGCTGTGGAGCATATTTACAGAAGATATGGATCACTGCATGTACACCGGAGTTTACGGAGTGGAGAGGCATCATGTTTTTAGTCACACATCGAAAGAAATTGAACTTTCGGAGGACTACGGCTTCATTGCCCCGTTGAGACCAGACCTACATCCAAACGGAACGAAAGCGGGGAAGAATGCAGCGAAAGTTGACCGACACTTAAGAAAACGCTGCAAGGAGTATTATTTGCAGCACTATGGAACAGAAGAGCAGTTCCGACAAGAATTTCACTATGTTAGCAAAGGGTAACCTTTCGCTATAAATTGTAACCCGTTCATGGCTGCACAGTACGTCACAAATACCTTAAGTAAGCCAGATTCATTGTCTCCCGGTAATTCCGGGAGCAGAAAGGAGAATAAATGGTAATTACAATTCCGGGCAAACCGGTTGGAAAAGCAAGACCGAGATTCCGCAGAGCCGGATTTAAAGTCATTACATATACGCCACCAGAAAATAAAAAGTACGAAAAGGAAGTTGCAAGGATTTACAAGCAGAGTATAGGCGTGCTTTACACGGACATCCCTCTGAGAGTCCGAATTTTAGCGAAATTTCCGATTCCAGAGAGCTGGTCTAAGAAGAATAAGGAGAAAGCTTTAAAAGGCGAAATAATGCCAAATAAAAAGCCAGACTTAGATAATATCGCAAAAATCATTTTGGATGGACTGAATGGAGTCGCATATACGGATGATAAGCAGGTGACCAGTATGGAAATCGAAAAAGTGTATTCTGATGAGCCTTGCGTGGTGGTCTGTATTGCGGAGGATGAGTAATGGCAGAAGTGAAGTGGATAAAGATAGCAACGGATATCTTTGATGATGAAAAGATATTGCTGATAGAGGGTTTGCCAGATGCTTATGCAATTATAACAGTCTGGTTCAAGTTGTTATGTCTTGCCGGGAAAAAGAATAACGGTGGTGTATTCCTGATGAATGACAAGATTCCCTACACAGACAAGATGCTGGCTACAATCTTTAGAATGAATGAATCCACTGTAAAGTTGGCTCTGAACGCGTTTGAGCAATTCAAAATGATTGAGATAGTGGAGGGAATAATCACGATCCCGAACTGGAATAAGCACCAGACATTGGATGCTTATGAACGGAAAAAAGAGCGTGACAGGCTGTACCAAGAGGAAAGAAGAGCCAAACAAAGAGCTTTGATCGAAAAATCGTCTGACAAGTCGTCTGAAAGAACGTCTGACGTCGCTGTTTCAGATATAGATAAAGAAGAAGATAAAGATATAGATAAAGAAAGAGATATAAGAGGTAATAGAGTGGATTATCAGCAAATAGCTGATATGTATAATGCCACTTGCGTGTCATTCCCTCGCTTAACACGATTGTCTGAAAAAAGAAAACGGGCAATTAAAGCAAGATTAAGAAAATATTCTATTGATGACATTCAAAGAGTATTTGAGATTGCAGAAGAAAGCGACTTTCTAAAAGGCGAAAATAACCGGAATTGGTCAGCAACCTTTGACTGGATGATGAATGACACGAATATGGCAAAGATTCTGGATGGAAATTACAAGAATAAAAATATAAAGCCAACAAAACCGCCAGTAAGCAGAAACTTAAACAACTTCGAACGCAGAGGATACGACATGGACTCTCTGGAAGAGCAGCTGTTGAACTCAAATTAAGGAGGAACTATGGAACCAAAGAAAGTGATAATAAATTACGCTTTGCTCTGCAAGGAACTAGAAAAGCAGGGCAAGACGAAAGAGAAATTCTCGGCGGAACTTGGGAGAAGCAAGTCTTTTGTCTGCAATATGGCGAAGAACCCGGAACAGACAGAAGATTTTGAAAGGACCATGTGTCTACTTCTCGGACTTGAGCCGGGAAGTCTGGTAAAAGAACCGGAGAAGAAGGGGATGACTGCGGCACAGGCGCTTACAGTAATCAGAGATGAGATTTTAGAGAATCGTAGAATCATGCAGGAGAATTTTGAGAAAATCTGGAACAAGCTGAACACCAACACTGTCCAACTGGAAAAGATTAAGGACAAGGTCAACGAGGTATCTAAGACCGATTATGACAAGGCGGTGGAATGGTTAAAAGATAAAATGGCAGGCGGACGATATGACGGAGCGAAGCTGCTCATGGAGTCAGATGCAGCGGGAATCAAACGGTCAGACATCATGAAAGCGAGAAACGAATTAAAAATAAAGATACAGACAACCGGATATGGGAAGAACTCGAAAGCATGGTGGAGTTTAGAAAGGGAGTAAGCATGGACAGAGGAAAATACAGCTTTAGCAGCCAAAGAAAACAGTCTGCAGGATTCAAACCGGGCAACATGGCAGCATATATGTACGGCAGTACAAAGCGGAAGAGGAAGAAAAGGGTGAGAGGAAAATGAGTAGACAAGCACACTTTCTTGATCCGTACCAGTTCCAAATCGAAGAGATGGTAAAGCTCGGATGCTCGGATGAACATATCTGCAGAGTGCTTGAGGATATTACCGGAAAAGAAGTGAAAAAGAGGGTAATAGCAAACAAGAGGATGTGGTTAAGAAAAATGGAAAATAAAAGAAAACAATACGAACCGTACAAGGGAGAAATTAAGTACATGATCGAAAACGGACTTACGATCCAGAACATCTATGCAGCAATAAGCAGAGAGAGCGGAATAGATGCGAGTATTGAAACGTTCAAAAACTTTTTAAAAGACAATGATATGCTGCCTGAGTCAAAGAAGCAGGAAACTTCGGTTAAGGATATCTTCGGCAACATTGCAAATTACATGGAGTTTCACGAAGGCTGGGTACGGACCAGTTGCCGACTCAACAGGGCGATGTCGAATCCAAACCGGATATTAATGCGGAGGTATTTACAGTAGGTTATGAAAAAAAGAAAGAGAATCCGAAGAAAAATGAAGTACATATCTGTTCTTCCTGTGGACGGGAAATTATCGGGGATTTTGAGTATGTAAAGACAAAGAGAGGGACGGAATTGTATTTCTGCAAAGATATGAGGTGTAGACATGGGAAAAGTTGATGATTATACAGCAGGTAGATCACAGGGATTGATTCTGGCAAGGGAGATTGTAAAAAAAGACGGTATCGAGGGACTGGAGAAAGAAATCCAGTTCAGAAACATTACAGGAATCAACACAGCCTTAACCAGAAAAGAACTAAACATTGCCTGTGAGAAGATTAAAAACATGACACTGGACACAATGATGGTGATCGCAGTCGCAACGCTACATGATGAGTTCGGTTTTGCTGGGAAACGGTGCAAGAGATTTATCGACCGAATGAACCTGAAAGCAGAGTGTCTGGTGGACGATATGGCAACATGGGATGAATATACGAGGATGATTAAGGGTGAGATTGGAATCGAGATGACGATACGGAGAAATGACTAATGCCAAAAGTGAAAGAAACACGCTTGCGAAAAGGCGACACGATCAAATGCGCTGATGCAGAGGATTGCGTGAGGACAATGAATGAGTTGGCGGTCTGCGGGATAGAGACGGATTTCCTGTATGAAAAAGATGGAGAGAGCGGTTTATGGTTGGAAATAACGGGAGGAAAATTAGATGGATGAGAAGAAAATTAGAGAAGCGATAGAAAGAATACGCAAAATTCGAGATGCGTACAATGCAACATTACGCTCACTTCCGCGGAAAACGAGAGAAAGAAGTGATTATAACAATTATGTCGATGCATTTATAGTGGCAATCGAAGCACTAGAAAAGCAGATATCGAAGAAACCGATTTGCGTTCCGAAACTATACAGTGAAGAATTAGGATTTAACGATGAAATTCATTGCCCGTCTTGTAGAAGATATGTCGGTTTTTTTATGGAGGGAATGAGCGAACCGGAACAAATGGAATATTGTTGTGATTGCGGTCAACGCATTGCAAAAGATTGGAGTGAATAGCATGAAAGAAATTAGAGTCGGAGACATAGTGATGTGCGTTGAATATCCAGGTAATCCATGCGGAATAGTGGTTAAACAGTATCGTCCGACAGCATGCGGACAGCAGACAATGATTAAATGCAATGACGGGCGGTTATTCCACGCACCAACAAGTGATTTTAGAAAGATAAGGTAATTGGAAGGAGCGAGGAATAACCATGATGGGAAGATGTAAATTAACAAGTATATGCGGACACGATTATTGCTGCATAGAATGTCCGGACAACGATATTTGTAATATACAGTGTGCAGATGAGGACATGTATGAGTATTGTGTGGAGTGTCCGGAATATGAGGAGGTGGAATAGATGAGAGAAGTTCTTTTCAAAGCAAAGAGAAAAGACAATGGTGAATGGGTGGAAGGGTATGTTGTTGCATATCCTTCTGGAAAAGTGGAAATACACAAAATTAGCAAAGAATTACCAGATATATTACTAAAATGCGAGATTGCTCCAAGTACTTTATGCCAGTACACCGGACTTACCGACAAAAACGATAAGAAGATCTGGGAGAATGATATTCTCAGATATAGTTATGACTATGATGGAAGTCCGTTTTTAAAAGATGGCGAAGAGATAAAATATCGTGTAGGTGCTGTGTTTTGGAGTGAATGGAGGGGATCATGGGCAGTATGTGGACGAGGAAATAAAAAATATACTAATAACGATGTTTTTAAATATAATCGGAATCCAAATAGAACGGAAGTTATCGGAAACATTTTTGATAATCCAGAGCTGTTGGAGGTGGAGTGATGAAAACAATAATTTACACAGTAGATGACGAAGAACCAGATTGCAATAGATGCGATCATTGTTGCTGCGAAGATTATTATTGTATCAAACAATGCGGAGCAGAACATGGATGGAATGGATACGAAAGGTTAGAGAGAATTGAAAGTGATGAGGGGTAACAATGTGGAAAATATTTATTGAGTATGACGATAAGAGCAAAATTACATTAACAGGAAAACACAAAGATATTCCGCTAAGGCTTGCATTAGAATATAACCTACTGTATGCAAATTCCCAAAGCTGCATAGGTGCAAAATATCAACGATATCCAAAAAAGAATTATCCTGAGATGGATTTAATGGATAAAATCGAGGAACTAGAGTTGTTGGAGGCGTAGTAATGAAAAAAGAGTGTATTAAATGCAAATATTATAAAAACTACTATAAATCAACAGAATGTTATTGCGAAAAAGGTTATTGTGTTATGGATAAGAAAAATAGGAGACGAAATAAATGAACGTACTAGAGGAGATTTTAGAAGAAATTGAAGAACGTGTGAACATGGTTGAAAACATTCCAGTAGATGAAGATGATGGTTTTCTGGATGGCGAGGAGTGTTATGAAGCCGGAAGAATACAAGGTCGATATGAAGAGCTAGTATGGTGCAGAAATATAATTCGTTCTCACATGGATGAAGTTCAAAATTGCGGAGATTGTAGCCGAAGAAAATGGTATCAGAAAGGATATGAAGACAGTAAGAAAGATAATGGGTGGATTCCTTACACAGAACAAAATATGCCTAAGAAAGAAGGTGTATATCTTGTAACGTGTGACGATGAAGAATATCCGGTAAAGAGAATGAGATTTAAAAAGGAAGATGAGTACTGTCTTTGGTATGACGAACATGGGATTTATGACGGGGTAATATTCGCATGGCAGCCACTTCCAGAACCATACAAGGAGGAATAACATGGACATTTTAATCACAATCGCATTCCTGACCCTTTACTACATATTGGGACTGGGAACCGTGATTACTTTAAAGACAGGATTGGAAGAGGATGTAAAACTAGAAGGTGCGGATTACCTGATGGCTGCGGGATTTCCGATACTGTTGCTTGTAATTTTTTTAGATTGGATTGTGCGAAAGATAGTGAGGTAGAAAAGATGAAAAAATTTAACTGGAAAGAATTTAAAAATAAAGACAATAAGATTGCGGTGCATTGTAAGACTGAGGAAGAAGCGAAAGATTTTTGCAAGAGAATGCATGAGCATGGGATGAAGTGGAGTAACGGAAAAAGTTATTTGAAAAATACAAATTATATGCGCAACGAAGGAACGTGTTATTACGGAAACGGAGAATATTCGACTCGTGATTTTGCGGAAAAGTACAATTATAAAATCTTAGAATGGAGTGATTACATGGACAAAGAATTTACCAAGGCAGATTTGAGAGATGGGATGGTAGTTGAGCAAAGAAATGGTGAAATGTATCTTGTATTGGCTGAGGAGGTAGTGAGGAAATGTGGATACAATCGTATAGACGGTTACACTGATGACTTGAAATGTGAAGGTCGTACAGGTTATACAGGAGGAGACATCGTTAAAGTCTATAGAATTACTCCGGAATCACTCAGACGCATAGAAGATGTGTTTATTAAAAGCAACCTTGAACTCATCTGGGAGCGCAAAGAACCAAAGAAAATGACAGTGGAAGAAATGCGACAGAAGTTGGAAGAGCTGACCGGAGAAGAGATTGAGGTGACGGCATGAACAGGGAAACCATGAGACGCAGGAAGGAGAAGAGAAAATGCTAATCGAAGATAAAGTGCAGATAGAAGCAGTGAAGACAAGATCGTATATGATGGGCGAGATAGACGGAAAAGTGATGATTACGCAAGGTAGATATATTGTATTTGTGAAGAAAGAAGATTTCTTGCTCGACATAGATAAGCAGAAGAAATTGCCAGAAGATGGGGTGAAACATTTTTCCACAGAAAATATTCAGAGCCAAATGAGGGCGGCCAAGTTGTCAAACAGAATGCTTACAACTGGCAAAAGCATTCTGAGAGCAATAAGAGACGAGACAACAGGGGAATACGCTTGGTTTGATAATAAATATTTGAAAATGTTTGACGGATGCACGCCAAATCTTATTAAATACCAAGGAAACCCTGAACACTACGATGCCGTGTTTACACGCTACGGAGAAATAATAGGCATCATACTTCCTGTGAGGGTGAGTGAATGGTGATAATAAGCTAGATGCAGAAAGGAGACAGCGGACATCATGAAGAAAATAGAAGCATACACTATGGCAACGAAAAAGCCCTGTGAGACAGCTTTAAAGCAAAAGGGGCATAAAGCCTTTGCCTGTGACTTTAAAGGCGGCGAGAGGGCGAATAAGGATACTGTGGACTACATAGCAGAGAAATACAACATAAAAGAGCGGATTCCGGGAGGTGATTGAGTTGGACAAGAAAACACTGAAAAAGTATAAGCCAAACAAAGATAGACTTATCCGGATTGAGAACCAGATACAAGAACTCTGCGAACGGGAACCAACTGTTGTTATGGGGAAAGTAACAGGATCCAGTGCAAATTTCCCGTACACCGAAGTGAGAACATCCGTACAAATGTATGATCCTTACGAAGAAGAGAATGTAAGACGGCAGATCAGAAGGAAAGAAGCGGATAGGTTACTGATTCTGAAGGAGCAGAAAGAAGTTGAAGACTACATAAACGGGATTGATGATCCGGAGATTAAAGAGATATTTGAGTTGCACTATCTTGAAGGGAAAACCCAGCAAAAAGTCGCAGATGAAATTGGATATACCCAGGCGCGAGTATCGCAGATTATAAGCGCACAGCTTAAAGATTTATAGCATTTATATTTTACTTATGCTATAATTATCCTAGAACGATTGTATATTGTTCTAAAACAATCTTTCCAAACATTCAGAACACCGCCGGACTTTTACCCTTTCTTGTCTGGCGGTGTTTTTACGCCGTGGTCAGTTGGGACAAGCGGGTTCGATCCCTGCACACGGTTTTGTAGCATATCACGGTAAATATTAAAAATCCGGAATGCCGTGGAAGTGCTACGGAGTGATATCACAAAACGCAGATATCCGCAGATCTGCAAAACAAACAAAAATAGATTCAGCAATCTATATTTAGTGTAATCAGCGTACCCGAGTGCGGATAGGGTAAAGGATGTCGATAAAGGGCATCCTACGGGTGTATAGCTCAGTTGGTAGAGCAATCGGCTGTTAACCGATGTGTCGCAGGTTCGAGTCCTGCTATACCCGTTGTGGACTACTGCAAGTTTCCTCCTTGTGTTGTAGAATCCAGTAAAGTTGCCAAGTTACGTATTTCGATTTTGCGGTAGTCCTATAAATTTTAAAAACCTCTGAAAAAGTATTGACATACGTATACGTATATGATATTATATACTTGTAAGGAGGTGAGATACAAATGAGCAAAAAGAAACAAAAGAAAAAGTCCAAAATCGATATAAAGACATTAGCGGTCAGTGCGATTCTGGACTTATTCGTTGGAATCCTTTTAATGATTCTCGACAAGCTATTTAATTAGCTAAGAGGGGCGAAAGCCCTTCTTCAAAATAAATATAACATGAAAGCTCATTTGTGTAAAGGATGTTGTGGAAGTTAGGAATATTCTTCATTGCTATAGGAATAGCAAAGCTGGTTTATTGCCTCATAAAGAAAGTGAGGGATGAGCATGCTCGGTAATGAAGAAAGGAAACAGAGACCACAAGATAAGTGGGATGAGAAAGCAGGGTTAGTTCCAAAAACATATAAGATTAACAAGAAAGTAGCAGAAGAGTTCAAGGAAGCCTGCAAAGAATCTGGTGTTGCGATGGGAACACAGCTTACAAAGCTGATGAAGCAATTTGTAGAAGAAGTGAATAATGGAAAATAGCAGAGAGCATCTGGCGAAAGCCGGATGCTTTTCTGCGTCCTGAGCAAAGACGATAAAAGGCTCTGGGCAAAAGCCTACACTGTGCGACATCGCACAAATATAGCAGGATAGAGCAGTGGAAGCTCGTCAGTCTCCTTAGCTGAAGGTCGAAGGTTCGATTCCTTCTCCTGCAATTGAGGTGAGAATATGACAGAACATGAGATTGCATTTGTAAAGAAATGTATAAGAGAAAATATCCACAGATTCTATACATGGGGCAAGTGGAAAGCATTGAGAGAACAGGTGTTAAAGCTTGATAAATATGAATGTCAGTTATGTAAGAAACGTGGAAAGTATACAAAGGCAACGACGGTTCATCATGTGAATTATGTAAAGAAGCATCCAGATAAAGCATTGGAAATCTGGTACAGCTTCAGAGGTGAGAAACGGAGAAACCTGATCAGTCTGTGTCATGATTGTCATGAAGAGGTTCATGGATATCGAAAGCAAAAGAAAAAAGAACCGCTGACAGAGGAAAAATGGTAAAGAAGAATCAAATTGTCAGGATACCCCCGGTCGAAAAAAATCGGGTTTTAATTTGCCACGTAGAGACCGGTGGGTGCTCCCGACAAAAGAGATTTCTCGTGCGCGCGTGACGGAGGGGGTGGTATAAGGGCGAGAAAAACAAGAAAAGAATTATTGCGAGTGGAAATTAAAGAGGACCTTCTTGATCAGCTGGCCCGGAATGGAACCACCGGAAAATATTACATCGACTTGGTCGATAAATATATGGACTTCTGGGACCTGGAGAATGAACTGATCGCAGATATCAAAAAGAGAGGTGCTATCGTTGAATATAATAATGGCGGAGGGCAAAAAGGACAAAAGAAAAATGACTCGATAGATCAGCGAATTAAGGTCAATGCTCAAATGCTTAAAATACTGGACAGTCTAGGAATTAAGCCGGTTGGCGATGATTCGGGAGATGATGAAGATGAGCTGTAACATACATCCATATATTCAGGAATGGATTGATATAGTTGAGAAAAAAATCTATGCAGTATGCGAAGAGCAGGAGTTGCTTGTTGCGCATGTAAAATGGTGTTTTGAGCATGAAGATATTTATATAGATTGTGATCAGCTGGAAAAATATATCGGGATGTCAAAATACTTCCCGTTTGAAGAAATATTTCCCTGGCAGAAGTTTGTGATCGGACTTCATGATTGCACATATTGGAGAGAATCCGGGCTTCCAAGATGGCCGGATTTATTCTGTATGTTGGGGAGAGGAGCGGGAAAAGATGGTACAATTGCGCTCGAATCAGTGTGTTTAATGTCCCCGCATAATGGAATCAGAGAGTACGATGTAGATATCTGCGCCAATAATGAGGACCAGGCAATGCGTCCAGTCCATGACGTGATAAACGCATTTGAACGACCGTCTGTGATAAAGAAATTAAAGAAATTCTTCCGATGGACGAAAGAACAGGTTTTATGCTTGAAAACAAAGTCTATTATGAAGGGAAGAACAAACAGTCCGAAAGGAAAAGACGGTCTTCGTTCTGGAATCTGTATTTTTAATGAGATCCATCAATATGAAGACTATAAGAATATAAACGTCTTTACGACAGGACTTGGTAAGAAGAAACATCCAAGACGTTCTTACTACACGACAAATGGTGATGTGCGGGAAGGACCGCTGGATGATCTGCTGGAAACTTCCGAACAGATCTTACGGGGCGGCGAACCGGATAATGGGTTATTACCATTTATCTGTAAACTGAATAAAAAGGAAGATGTGGATCAGGAAGAAAACTGGCCAATGGCAAATCCATCGTTGCCATATCTGCCAAGTCTTATGGAAGAGATCAGGAAAGAATATAGGGAATGGAAGAAAAATCCGAGAAGACTTCCGGCATTTATGACAAAACGAATGAATATTCCGGAAAATGCGGAAGAAATGAGTGTAACGGAGTGGGACAATATCAAAGCGACCAACATCTTACTGCCGGATCTGGAAAGATGGAGCTGTGTATGTGGAATTGACTATACAAAATTAACAGATTGGGCTTCCGTAGATCTTCATTTCCGAGATGGAGATGAACGGTTTGATATCAGCCATTCATGGATGTGCCTAAATTCGAAAGATATTCCGAGGATCAAGGCTCCATGGAAAGAATGGGCGGATTCCGGAAGACTGACGCTTGTAGATGACGTGGAAATACATCCGTCATTGCTTACAAATTATATACAGGAAGCAAAACGCACATACAATATCAAAGCTTTAGCCTTGGATGATTTCCGTTTTGCATTGATCGGAAAATATCTGCAGGAAATAGGATTTGATATGAAAGTGAATAAGAATCTGAAGCTGATCCGGCCATCAGACATTATGAAAGTGGCACCTCTGATTGATAGCTGCTTTGTAAATCAATGGTTGCGGTGGGGAGATGCTCCAGAATTAAGGTGGGCCACCAATAATGCAAAACTAATCAGACATGGAAGAAAACCAGGAAAAGAGGATGATGCCGATATGGGAAATTATGTATATGGAAAAATAGAAGGAAAAAGCAGAAAAACAGACCCATTTATGGCATTTGTAGCGGCGATGACTGTGGAAAACGTGCTGCCGCAGAAACGGGCAAAACCAACACCGAAAATACAGGTTTACAGTTATTAAGGGGGTGAACGTAGGAAATTAAGTATTAAAGACTGGTTGATCAAAAAACTTGGAGGCAGCAGTACCACAAGGATCACAGTGGATGGCATTATGAAAGATAAAGATGTACAGAGTGCTATGTACGAAGTATATCTGAGAGAGCTGGCTTTCTGGACTTGTGTCAATAAAATTGCAAATGCCATCAGCAAATGCGAATTTAAAACGTATATCAAGAAGAAAGAAGTAAAAGGGCAGGAGTATTATCTTTGGAATTACGAACCAAATCAGAACCAGAATGCAACGTCATTCATGAATAAGCTGATTGGCAAGCTGTACCGGAACAATGAATGCCTTGTAGTAGAAGTAAACAATCACATTTATGTGGCAGACAGTTACAGCAAAGAGGTGCTGGCATTGAAGGAGTACAGATTCAGCGGGATCACATTTGACGGTTACGAATTGTCTGAAACACGGGAAATGTCGGAAGTAATGTTTTTCGAATTAAACTCAGAAAATATGAGGAATCTCACAAATGGGATGTATGAAACGTATTCAAAATTACTGATATATGCGCAGGATGCCTATAAAAAATCAAGAGGAAAAAAAGGAATCCTGAATATTGGAGCAATTGCACAGGAAAGTGAGAATTTCGATGAAACATTCCAGGAGTTGATGAGCACGCATTTTAAGAACTTCTTTGAAAGCGACAGTGCGGTGTTGCCATTGTTTGACGGATACGAATATCAGGATATTTCAGAAAGCGGAAAGACGTATTCTACAGAGTCAACACGAGATATCAAGTCTCTAGCTGATGACATCTTTGAATTTACAGCAAGAGCATTTTCTTTCCCACCGAGTCTGGCCAAAGGAGATGTACAGGATACAGGGAAAGCGATTGATGAACTTCTGACCTTTGTGATAGATCCGCTCATTAAGATGCTGCAGCAGGAGATCAACCGAAAGAGAAATGGATACACAGGATTTAAAGCTGGAAATTATGTAAAGATAGAGACTCTGGCAGTCAAGCATATTGATATTTTTGATATTGCAACTCCAGTAGACAAGCTGATCTCAAGCGGAGCATTTACGATCAATGACATTTTGGAAGTGCTCGGAAAACCGAAAATTGAAGAAGACTGGGCAAACCAGCACTTTATGACGAAAAATTATAGTAAGATTCAAGACCTGCTTGCAGGATTGGATATAGAAACCACAGAGTGAAAGGGGTGAGACAAGGAAAAACATAACAAACTGGAGAATGCAGCCTGTTCAGGCAGAGAACAAAACACTTCTGTACATTTATGATGATGTGACAGAATATGGAGAATTTGACTGGAACGCATGGGAATATAAGGACTCGGAGACTTCCGCGAAATATTTTGCAGAGAAACTGAGTGAAATTCCAGAAGGACAGACAATTGAGCTGCATATCAACTCAAATGGCGGATCCGTAAAAGAGGGCGTTGCTATTTACAATTTACTGAAGCAAAAACAAAACCAGAAAGTCGGGATTGTGGATGGCGTAGCACACAGTGTTGCGTTTTTGATTCTACAGGCGTGTGACACAAGAAAAATGTGTTTAGGTACAACGGCACTGATACACAATATGTGGATGTATTGCTCAGGCAATGCAACACAACTGAGAAAATATGCAGATGATCTGGATGACATGATGGAAGCAAACCGGCAAGTTTTTCTAGAAAGGGCGAAGATTGAGGAAAGTGAGTTGATTGAGTTAATGGAAAATGAGACTTACCTCACTCCGGAAAAGGCGCTGGAATATGGACTCATTGATGAGATCATGGGAAAGACAGCAGAACCGGTAAACACAGAAGAGATTCTGGAGAAGCTGTCCGATATGCAAAGACAGTTAAACAGTCAGGAGAGCTTCCGGCAGCAGATTGCAGCAATGCAGAAATCACAGGAAGACAAGAAACCAAGAAAAAACAACGTATTAAATCTTTTTAGAGGAGGCATGATTTAAGGAAAAATTTAGATGTATTAGAAATGGAAAAAACAGCAATCGTACAGAAGATGAATGAGGCGATCACAGCCGGAGATGCAGAGCAGTTCCAGGCAGCGTTTGTGGAGCTGTGCGATAAGATTCAGGAAAGTGTCATCGAACAGGCACGGGGAATCGTAGAAGAAGCAGATCAGAGAATTCTGTCTGAGCGCGGCGTAAGACAGCTGACATCCAAAGAAAAAGAATATTATCAGAAACTGGCAGAAGCCATGAAAGCACCGAATCCGAAACAGGCGGTAGAAAATCTGGATGTGGTAATGCCATATACCGTAATTGACAAAGTATTTGAAGATTTGAAAACAGATCATCCGCTGTTGTCCAAAATCCAGTTTACATCCGTAACAGGGTTGACACGAATGATGATGAATACGAATGGATATCAGAAAGCAGCATGGGGAAAACTTTGCGCAGAGATCATCCAGGAGCTGACATCCGGATTTAAAGAGGTAGATGTGACACTGAGTAAACTGTCCGCATTTCTTCCGGTGTGTAAAGCAATGTTGGATCTGGGGCCAGAATGGTTGGATACTTATGTGAGACAGGTCCTGTATGAAGCGCTTGCAAATGGATTGGAAGACGGCATCATTAATGGAACTGGAAAAGACATGCCAATCGGTATGACAAAACAGGTGGGAGACTCTGTTACGATCAAGGGTGGAGTATATCCGGATAAAAAAGCAGTAAAGGTTACAAAGTTTAATGATGTGCAGCTTGGAAAACTGGCGGCTGTTCTGGCAATCAATGAAAAAGGACAGGCAAGAACCGTAGACACACTGATTCTGGTGGTAAATCCGTCAGATTATTTCAGCAAAGTCCTTCCGGCAACACAGAGACCAGCGCCGGGCGGTGGATATGTAAGTACACTACCATTCCCGATCGATGTGATCCAGTCTCCGGCGGTAGGAGTCGGAAAGGCTGTATTTGGTATGGCAAAGCTTTACTTCATGGGATCTGGAATCGAAAATAACGGAAGAATCCTGTATTCAGATGATTACAGATTCCTGGAAGATGAAAGGGTTTACCTGATCAAAATGTATGGTCATGGATTTGCAGTAGATGATAATGCCTTCATGCTTTTGGACATCAGTGATCTGCAGCCAGCACATTATGAAGTGGAAGTTGTTCCAAGTGTAGAAAATGTGGAAAATGCAAATCTTGCAGATTTCAAGGTAGGGGGACATACACTGACACCGGAGTTCGCAGAAGGAACATTGACATATACTTTGACAACAACAGACGCATCAAACACGGTGCAGGCGGTAATCGCAGACAGCACTGCAGAACTGGAATTGACCTACAATGATAAACCGATTGCAAACGGCAGCAGAGTTACATGGGCTTCCGGCGCAGGAAATGTAGTAAAAGCAAAAGTGACAGATGGAAAGACAACCAAGACATATCAGGTGACTGTAACAAAGAATGAGGCATAATCATGAGCGATCTGTTAGAAGATGTGAAGAATTTTCTGGATATTACATGGGATATGGATATCAGGGAGCGTAAAAAGCTCTCTGGTATCGTAGAGAGAGGAAAAGCGTACCTTGAGGGCAAAATAGGATTTTGTGATTTTGAAAGCGAAACACAAGAAAAAGAGCTGCTCTTAAATTACTGCATGTATGCAAGAGCCGGTCAGGTAGATGAGTTTATTCAAAATTATAAATCAGAAATCATATCACTGCAGATGCGCAGTTTTCGAAGAAAAGCGGGTGGATGCAATGCCGAGACGTAAGGATACAAAGTTTACCACATTTAACGATGGATCACTGGATATATGCAGCGTAAAAGGCCGGAAGATTGTAGAGACCAGGCAAGCTGGAATTCGATTCGGATTTCGTACAGTTGGAATCAAACGGTTCTATGAGGCAAAGGTATTATCCAATCAGATTGACGAAGTAGTTGCAATTCTGCCAGTAGAAGACATTTCTACGATGGACATCTGCATAATCGGAGAAAAGCAGTACAAGATCATACAGATCCAGAATAAATATGATGCAGCGCCACCTTGTTTACTGCTTTCTCTGGAAAGAGTAGTAACGACTTATGAGGATGTGAGAAACCATGCCGAAAATTAATATTGATCAGTTCGCAATCGAAGTCATGCAGGAGTTAGATGCGTATCGTGAGGATGTACAGGAAGCAGTGGAAAAAGCAGTGAAAGAGACGGCGAAGCAGACAGCTGCGGAATTACGTTCCATATCACCGGAAGGAGATACCGGTGAATATGCAAAGCACTGGAGCTATAAACGAGACAAAAATTTGAGTGGAAGGCACCGCTATGATATGGTGGTATATTCCAAAAAGCCGGAATACCGGATTACACATTTGCTGGAAAAAGGACACGCAAAGAGGAATGGTGGAAGAGTGAACGGAATCCCGCATATCAAAATTGCAGAAAAGCACGCAACGGAAATTCTACAGGAAAGGATAGAACGCTATTTATGACAAAGGAGAGGATAGAAGCAATTCTGGATGCACTGGAAATTGAATATCGGTATCATCATTTTGAAGAACGTGAGGCGGTGAATCCTCCTTTTATTTGCTGGTTGATTCCGGAAACGAGAAATTTCTCCGCAGATGGGAAGGTATATTTTAAATCAAACAAAGTTGATATTGAACTGTATACAGATGAAAAGGACTTTGAACTGGAAGAACGTGTAGAAGCGGCACTTGATGCAGCAGATCTCTTCTGGCAGAAAAGTGAACAGTATATTAAATCAGAAAATATGTATGAAGTATTATATGAAGTGGAGGGCTAAGTAAGGAAAGAAAGACAGGCAACAAAAAAGGATAAAGTCAAATTTAATATCCATAATGCGCATGTTGCGCTTTTGCAGGAAAGTGACACGGGAGAAATTACATTTGATACACCGTTTGCGGTACCTGGCTCCGTATCGCTTTCACTGGAAGCACAGGGAGAACTGACACCGTTTTATGCGGATGGAATCAAGTATTATGTTTCTTCTTCCAATAGCGGATATGAGGGAGACTGGGAAATGGCGCTGATCACGGATGAGTTCCGGGAAAAGATTTTAAGTGAATACATTGACAAGAACAAAGTCATGCTGGAAGAAGCGACTGCAAAAGTAAAACGGTTTGCGCTGGGATTTGAAATTGACGGAGATGTGAGGGGAACACGGTTCTGGTTCTATTGCTGTACCTCTACACGTCCTACAACAGAATCCAGCACAACAGAGGACGCGATTGAACCTACAACTGACACTGTCACAGTTTCTGCATCCGCTGTACAGCTTGGAACAGCTAAGAAAATGGCAGTTCGGGCAAAGACAACAGCAGATACAACAGATGACTTATACGAAAAATGGTTTGATAAGGTGTACATTCCAGATCAGGAAGTTGCAGCATAAAAGGAGAACAGGATGAGAAAGACGATCACAATCAATGGAACAGAATATAAATTCAAAAGTTCTGCCGCAATCCCCCGGATTTATCGACTGAAATTTGGGAGAGATATTTTTGTAGATATGCAGAAAATTGAAAAGCAGATCAAGATCCAGGAAAAACTCAAAGACGAGATGCAGAAAAAATGCGCAAAAGAAGGTACAGAATTTGATGAAAGTAAGTTTGAAAGCGGAATCCCGATCGAATCACTGGAAATGTTTGAAAACATTGCATTTCTGATGCATAAACATGGCGATCCTAACCAGCCGGACGATATCAACGAGTGGTTGGATCAGTTCGAGACATTTGATATCTATGAGATTTTGCCGGAAATCATGGAAATGTGGAAATCAGAAAATAAACAGATGTCAGTTCCAAAAAAAAAGAGAGGGAAATAGATCGTGAGGTCAATACCGCATTGTTTATGCTTCGATGTGCACAATGCGGTATTTCTATTTCTGATTTAGACCTGTTAAGCATTGGAATGATCAACGATATGTTTATCGAAATGAAGAATGATGAGTATGATTATCCGAAAATTGCAACACAGGCGGATATTGATGCACTGTAAAGGAGGGATGTAAGGGCAGGGAGCAGAATAAAAGGAATTACCATAGAGATTGGCGGTGATACTTCCAAGTTGGAAAAGGCACTGTCCGGTGTTGACAAAAAACTATACGGTGTAGAACAGTCATTAAAAGATGTCAATAAATTGCTGAAGCTGGATCCCACGAATACGGAATTGCTGAATCAGAAGCAGAAGTTGCTGCAGCAGTCGATCAGTGAAACGAAAAACAGGCTGGAAACTTTAAAACAGGCAAGTGAACAGGCAGCAAAAACCGCCGGAAATTATGATGCTTGGAAAGAGGCGTATACTCCGATTCAAGAGGAGATTTTAAAGACCAACGAAAAAATGGACAAGCTCAAAAAGAGCATGAAGTCTATGGAAGAAAGTGGTCGGATTGATACGGAAGAGTACAAAAAACTGCAGACAGAGGTAGACCAATCGTCTGATAAACTGAAAGAACTGAAAGCACAGAAAAAGCAAGTAGATGATGAATTTGGACAGCCGATCAGTCCAGAAGGATTCGATTCTCTTCAAAGAGAGATTATTGAGACAGAACAGAAACTGAAATCACTAAAAGAGACTACAGGAAGTGCAAGTGCGAATCTTGCAAAAGTATCTGCGGTATCCGGAGAGTTTGGAAATAAGGTCAAAGGAGTGGGACAATCCTTGCTGCCGGTAACGGGGGCACTGACTGGTGTAGGGGCGGCATCCACTGTTATGGCAAATAATTTTAACGATGCAATGAGTCAGGCGGCGGGAGCACTTGATAAGCCCATGTCTGAAATGGAAGATCTAAGACAGCTTGCAATCCAGACCGGACAGGATACAGTCTTTTCTGCAACTGATGCAGGAAATGCGATCACAGAACTGGCAAAAGGTGGTTTGACAGAAGCCGACATTAAAGCAGGGGCATTAAAAACTACAATGGATCTTGCGGCATCTTCCGGGATGGATCTTGGAGAGGCGGCAAATGTTGTTGTGCAGGCAATGGGAGCATTTGGTCTGTCTGCGAATGAGTCTGCAGAAGCGGCAAACGCTTTGGCCGGGGCAGCAGCTGCATCTTCTACGGATGTAGAACCTCTCACACAGGCACTGGCACAGTGTTCTGCTGGAGCGAAAAACGCTGGATGGTCTATACAGGAAACAACAGCGGTTTTGGCTCGTTTTGCAGATGCGGGAATTGAGGGAAGCGATGCGGGAACATCTTTAAAAACCATGCTCCAGAGGCTGGCGGCACCAACAGATAGCGCTGCAACAATGATTGAACAGCTTGGAATACAGACAAGAGATTCCAATGGGGATCTCCTTGGAGCTTCAGAGATTGCTGAGGAGTTGCAGAATAAACTTGGAGGTTTGGATTCGGCATCCAGAGATGCGGCGTTATCGACAATCTTCGGATCCGATGCAATGCGAGCCGCTACTGTGATGATGGATAGCGGGACTGAAGGGATTCAGAAATATATCAATGCGGCAAATGATCAGGAAGCAGCACAAAGGTTGGCCAATTCTCAGATGAGTGATGGATCAAGAGCAATCGAGGAATTAAAAGGATCTCTGGAAACCGCAGCGATTCAGATCGGAGATACACTGGCACCAATTGTCCAGAAGGTAGCAGAACTTATTACCGCACTTGTCAATAAATTTTCAGCACTACCGGAAGGCGTGCAACAGGTGATTGTAGTAGTCGGAATTCTGGTTGCAGCATTAGGACCACTACTGATGGTAATCGGCCAGATATCACTCGGGATATCTGCGGTGGCAGGAGCACTGTCGAAGTTGTCTGGAATCGGAGGAGTTGCGACAAAGTTGGTCGGCGGAATTAAAACAGCGGTGACCGGACTACTTGGAATGATAACGGCACATCCTGTAATTGCGGTTATTACAGCAATTATAGCGGCGCTGGTTACTTTGTATAATAAATGCGAATGGTTTCGAGAAGGCGTGAACAGAATTTTAAAGGCAATCAGGGATGGATTTTTTGCAGCATGGGATGGAATTGTAGAATTTTTTACAGAAACGATTCCCAATGCATGGAATGAGATGTTATCGTCATTGCTTGCCAATCCAACGATAAGAACAATCGTAACAACCATTACAGATTCTTTTACGAAATTAAAAGAGAATTTAAATGGGATCTGGAACGGAATTAAGCAACTTGCACAAAATGCATGGGAATTCATCAAAAACGCTACACTTGCACCAGTACTATTGATGATTGATCTGGTGACTGGAGATTTTGAAAAATTAAAATCGGATCTGGAGAATATTTTAAATAATATCAAAAATGCAGTTGCGAATATTTGGGATTCCATCAAGGAGATTACATCAAATATTTGGAATGAAATTAAAAATGTGGTATCCACATTGGTATCTCTGGTAAAAGAAACTGCGATCAGTGGGTTTGAAGCATTACGAGATGGAATTAAAAATGCAATCCGGGAACTTCCGAAGATTGTAAGTGATATTTTCGAAAAAATTGGATCTACAATTTCCGGGTGGATCGATAATGCCTGGGAATGGGGAGCGGATTTTATCAATGGATTGAAAGAAGGGATATTATCCGGAGTCCGCGGGATTGTGGATGCAGTAAAAGGGATCGGAGATAAGATTCGATCTTTCTTACATTTTTCAAGACCAGATGAAGGTCCTTTGAGAGATTATGAAACATGGATGCCGGATTTTATCGATGGAATTGTAAAAGGAATCAATGAGAATGTGTACAAGGTTTCCAATGCGGTAAAAAGAGTTGCCAAGACGATGAGTGAGAGTATGTACGGAGGAACTCCAGCTCTGGCAAGTGCTACACAGACTAACATTGTTTTGAACAATAATGTCGGTGTGCAAATTGGAAATCAAAAGCTTGATTCTTATATTGTAGAAACAGCCAAAAAAGGATTTACATCTCAAGTACATCACACAAAAAGAGGAAAGGGGAGACGGTAAATGTATGAAATTATCAGAAACGGCCATACAAATACAGAAATAGGAATACTTGTACGAGAAAGACCGTCTATCCCTTCGGCAGAATACAACTACACAGAGGTAAAAATACCAGGAAGAGATGGGAGCATATTCAAAGAAGATGGAACTGTGAGCGACATTACAATCACAGTTCCATTTACATTTGCAGAAAATTCTCAAAGGTGGCAGGAGCGATTTCGGACTGCGAGAAGATGGCTCATGAGAAAAGATGATACAGAATTGATTTTAAGCGATGAACTGGAGTACTTCTATCATGTAAAACATACTAAGATCAATGCGGCAGAACGGCAAGTAAAAGAGGTCGGAGAGTTTGAGGTAGAATTTACGTGTGAGGGATACCGATATCGAACAGATGGAAAAGCAGAATATACACCGGAAGAGGTGTTTTACAATCCATATGACAGATCAAGGCCGGTCTATTTGATCACAGGTGAAGGTGAGTGCATCCTGCAGGTAAACGGAAGTCAAATGAAAGCGAATGTTGGCCAGAATCTGGTGATTGATACAGACAGGCTGATGGCATACAGAAAAGATGGAGAATTGATGAACACATCTGTGTATGGAGATTATGCAGAACTACATCTTTTACCGGGAGAAAATACCGTGTATATCTCAAGAGGATTTGATCTGAAAGTGATTCCGAACTGGAGGTGCTTATAAGGATAGAACTTTATAAACCAGAAAATACGGATTATGAACATAACGGTGATATGCCCTTACTTCCGGAGAGCGCTTCTGTAAAAGCAATACTAAACGGAAGTTGGAAAGCGGAGATTCAGCACCCGATCGATGAAGAGGGACGTTGGAAGTGGATAGAAGAGGACGCAGTCGTAAAACTGGAGTCATTCAATGGAACACAGTTATTTCGGATCAAAAAGAAAGCAAAATCAGATGCTGGAGTGAGTGCAGAACTGGAACCGGTTTTTATGGATGCGATTGATGATTGTTTTCTGTTGGATATACGTCCAACGGAAAAAAACGGGCAGCAGGCACTGGACATCATGACCGCACCAAATAAAAAGTACAGTGGAAAATCTAATATCAAAATAATATCAACAGCATATTACCAGACAAAGAACCTGATCGAAGCAATCTGCGGAGAAGAGGAGAACTCCTTCCTGAACAGATGGGGCGGTGAGGTTCTTTTGGATAATTATACGATCACCGTCAATGACCGGGTTGGAATCGATCATGGGGTGCAGGTTTTATACGGGAAAAATATTGCGGAAAACGGGCTGCAGGAAGAGATTGATACCAGCGAGGTCATTACAAGGATTGTACCAAAGGCATATAACGGATACATGATAGAGGGTAATGAACCGTGGGTGGACTCACCACTGCTTGATAAATATCCAACAATAAAATACGGAGTGATCACATTTGAAGATGTGAAGATGAAGGCCGATGCTGCGGAAGATGACGAAGAGAACGGAATCGTGATCTGCAATACACAGGAAGAACTGAACAATGCGTTAAAAGAAAAATGTGAGGAACAGTTTGAAGCTGGAATTGACAAGCCGAAGGTTACGATATCCGCTGATATGGTTATGCTGCATGATACGGAGTTGTACGCGGATATCCGGGAACTGGAAGAAGTTTCTATCGGAGACACGGTACATTGTCGTCACAGCAAACTGGATATTGTAACAGATGCACGTGTCATAGAACTGGAATGGGATTGCATCAATGAAGAGGTTGCATCTGTTGTGTTGGGAGACTTTCAATACAATTTCATTGCGGATGTGTCAAGTATGTCAAATCGGATAGAAAGTGCAATCCGACCGGATGGTACTGTGATAGGAGCACAGGTCAACGGCATCATAAACGGAGTGAAAGCACAGTTTCGGGCACAGTCCGACATCGCACAAAAACAGAAAGTACGCGCTGTTTTATTTGAAGATTTGAATCCGGAGTCGGAAACGTTTGGAGCAATGTGCCTTGGTACAATGGGGTTCGAGATTGCCAGTAAAAGAACTGCAGATGGAAGAGACTGGGACTGGTCCACCTTTGGAACAGGACAGGGATTCTTTGCTGATTTTATCACAGCAGGAACAATGCTGGCTGATCGGATCAGAGGTGGAACATTGGAAATCGGAGGATTTGACAATAATAGTGGCGTTGCAAGGGTGCTGGATGCAAGCGGGAAAGAAATAGTCAGACTGGATAAAGATGGAATTTACGCAGAAGGGAAATATATCTGCGATTCTTTGAGCGATAATCGGCGTGTGACAATAAAGGACGGAACAATATTATTTTCAAACAAAAAGGATGAGGGCGTTCTTTGTATGACGTATGTTGGAAATGCACTATTATTCACCGATGGAAACAAAGAAGACAGCAAAAACTTACTAAGGATCACGAAGGATGCGGTTCTGTTAGATGCGGAAAACGTTGGACCCGGAGTTTATGGAAAGACTGGAACTGCAGTTTTTTCGAATGGGACAAATCTAAGGTTTGAAAAAGGATTTCTTGTGGGCGGAATCACGAAAGAAGGTGATTTCTGATGTCATGGACGATAGGAAACTTTTATCTGACCACAGAGCAGATGCAGGGGAATGCAAGAGAAGTACTAAGTTTTTTTGAACAAAAAGGATGGTCGCTGAATGCTATTGCTGGGATATGCGGCAACATGCAAAGTGAATCGAACATCAATCCCGGAATCTGGCAAAGCCTGCAGGAGGGAAACTATAGTGGAGGTTTTGGACTGGTACAGTGGACACCGGCAACAAATTATACAAATTGGGCAGGTGCGAACGGATATGGAATTACGGATCCAAACGGTCAGCTCACGTGGATAGATTCTGTTACAGTTTCTTTTGGTCAGTGGATTGCAACCGATGCATATCCGCTGTCGTTTGATCAATTTAAGGTCAGCGGAGAATCACCGGAATATCTGGCATCTGCATTTTTGAAAAACTTTGAACGTGCAGGCGTAGAAGTGGAAGCCGAGAGGCGGCAGCAGGCAAGATATTGGTACAACTACCTGAGTCAATATGCAGGAGGATCTGAAAAAATAGAAGATGCGGTAAACTGGGCGATTCAAATCGCAAATGATAACAGTCACGGATATGATCAGACAAACCGCTGGGGACCAGATTACGATTGCTCCTCGTTATTGATTCAGGCGTGGGAAAATGCCGGGGTTCCAGTAAAAAGCAATGGGGCAACCTACACCGGTAATATGCGGGAAATATTTTTGAATTGCGGTTTTACGGATGTGACAGGGCAGATAAATCTGGCAACGGGATCCGGTGTACAAAGAGGGGATATCCTTCTGAACATCGTAAACCATACTGCAATGGGAATTGGAAATGGACAGGTTGTGCAGGCCAGCCAAAATGAATTTGGCGGAACAACCGGCGGCCAGACTGGTGATCAGACAGGAGAGGAAATTTGGACAACCGGATACTATAACTATCCGTGGGACTGTGTGCTGCGATACAAAAGCGGTGAAGGTGTGTTGCCGGGAGATATTTACCTCGTTAGGTGGATACCAGGATAAGAAAGAAGGTGTGATATGGAAACAACGACAACTTTATACATTGACGTGAGAAACCCAGGAATTATGCAAACAATCTATGTAGTACAGTACGATTCGGGCAGACTTCTGCGCTGTATGATTTCCGGAATGGCAAAGACAATCAGTAAGGCCAGGATTTATTGTAAGAAACCAAGCGGATCAGAAACTTACACAGAAGGAACCGTGATAAGTAATTATTGCGTCCTGTTCAGTCTGACGCCGCAAATGGTTGCAGAAGTGGGAAATACGGAATGCCAGCTACATTTGATTGATGGTAGCAATGCTGTCACATCATTTAAGGTGAAGATGGAGGTCCGAGAAAACTTAGTGGCTGCATCCGAAATACAGTCAACCAGTGAATATCAGGCACTAGTAGACATACTAAATCGTTTGGAGAAGTATGATCCGATTGAAATTACAACGATTGAAATTGATTCTCTGCAGTCAGGAACCATAGAAAGTGGAAGCATTGCTTTAAACGTGCAAAAAATTTATGCCTCTGTAGGACAGATGAATGCAGGATTTGAAACCGATGGTCTTCCGGAAAATGCGATTGTGATGATAAGTACCGGTAACCCGGATGATGCTGATAATGCCAAGGTTTATAGAAAGGGCGCAACTGGATATGAGTACATGGTAGATTTATCCGGTGCAACAGGGGCTAAAGGAGAGAAAGGGGATCCTGGTCCAAGAGGAGAAAAAGGGATTCAGGGGGATCCGGGAAAAGATGGAACGGGTGTTACTATACTGGGGTCCTATAAAACAGAAGAGGAATTGAACAGAGAACATCCAACAGGAAATGTGGGCGAATCCTATCTGGTAGATGGAAATCTATATGTATGGGACAACGTATCTGGCCAGTGGAAAAATGTAGGACGTATTCAGGGTCCGGAAGGACCGGCAGGAAAGGCAGCAACAATACGGATCGGAACTACTACGACTGGGGAGGCCGGAACAGAGGCGTCTGTTGAAAATTCGGGTACAGAAACTGAGGCGGTATTTGATTTCGAAATTCCACGGGGTGCTTCTGGAGAAGTAACAGGAATAGAGGATATTCCGAATTCGGATATCGATTCGCTTGGAGGAGGCGCATAAAAAATGATTATTGCAGTATTTGATGGATGCTCCAAGCGGGTAGATATCGATGGAAAACTTACACAATGGGACTACGGACAGGTTTTACAAATCTGCGGAATGGAAGTAGAAGAAGAACAAATACAAGTACATTTCACTGACAAATGTACGAATGGTGCATTGGTAGTACTTGGGAAAGTGGAAGACGGTGACATCACAGTCGACATTCCAAATGAATTACTGAAAAGAAGTGGAACAATCCAGGCATATGTATATAAGACTATTCCGGGAGAAGGAAAGACCATATTTGAAATTCGGTTAAGTGTAAAAGCACGAAAAAAGCCAGAAGATTATGAGGCTCCAGCGGATAAACATGTACTGGAACAGATCGTGGAGCAATTAAAGCAAAAAGGAGACGGGCTGCAGTTAGAGGGGAATCAACTGCAGCTTTTGTCGGGTAATGATCCAATCAGTTCCGTAAATCTGCCAAACAGCGGAGGGACTGTGGAGATAGAGTCGATCACCAATCCGGAGATTGACGAGATTATGAAAGGAGCAGAGTGAAAATGCCAAGAAAGAAAGTAGCAAAAGCAGCAGTGCTCGCTGCAGAAAAGAAGTACCTGGATCAGGATGGACTTGCACACCTGGTACAGAAAAACGATGCAAGATACGTAAGAAAAGAGGAGGGAAAAGGGTTATCTGCCAATGATTTTACAGATGAGTACAAGCAGAAGATTGACGATCTGGCATATACCAAGATTGCAATTAACAGCCTGACAGCTACAAACAGCAGCAATGAAATCGGCGCGACAGTAACTGCATCTGATGTAACATGGACTTTAAATAAAGAACCTAAGACCCAGAAAATCCAGTTTGCAAGCGAAGCTGCCGAAAATCTGGATAAGAGCATCCGGGAGAAATCATACACAGGAAAGACAGTGAAAGCAAATACGAATATCGTTCTTACTGTCACAGATGAAAGAGATGCGTCTGTATCCAGAACCGTGACAATCACATTCCAGCCAAAAGTATACTGGGGCAAGACTAACAAAGCATCACTCGAAAATGCGGATATCCTTGCGTTAGAGGGTTCTGCGCTTGCAGGCGGCAGAGGACGCAGTTTTACAGTAAATGCCGGAGCAGGTGAGAAGATCGTGTATGCGATCCCAGCTTCATTCGGTACGCCTACATTTAATGTCGGTGGTTTTGACGGTGGATTTAAAAAAGTGCAGACATTAGAATTTACCAATGCATCCGGATATAAACAGAACTATGATGTATGGATGTCAGTAAACGCAGGACTTGGATCTACAGCAGTTACAGTAAAATAAGGAGGAGGTTTGAGAGATGGCACAGAGTATTGACGGAGGTGTAGTAATTGTCAACACCTTATCGACAAAAAACAATGGGGATTATCCACTGTGTATGGCGGAAAGCGTACAGCTCTCGGAAGGAAAATCCGTCGAGCAGAAAATAGGGGAACTGGAAGCAGGAGCGGGAAATGAAGTAATTACAGAAGAAGAGATTAATGGATTGTTTTAAAGAAAAGGAGAGAGAAGAACATGGCAAAATTTTTAGATTTAACAGGACTTGGAACATTTAAAACAAAGATACAGGAATGGGTGAACACTCGTCTAAACAGTGAAGTTACAATCAAAGTCGTAAAAGTGAACGGACAGGCATTAAGCCCAGATGGAAGTAAGGCGGTTAATGTGGATCTGTCCACCTATGCGATCAAAACAGAAGTAACAAAGGAAATCGCACAGGCTGTAAGCGGAATCAAGGGCTTTGATGCACAGGTTGTATCATCCTTGCCGCAGACCGGAGAAAAAGGAATCCTGTATCTGGTGGCAAACAGCGGATCCGGTCAGAATATCTACGATGAGTATTTATGGGTAAACGGAAAATATGAAAAACTGGGAACTCGTGAGATCGATTTGACTGCGTATGCGAAGAAAACAGAGCTCCCGACAAAAACAAGCCAGCTGACAAACGACAGCGGATTTATGACAGGCGTGCCGGCGGAATATGTGACAGAAACAGAACTGAGCGGGAAAGGATATCAGACAGGTGCCCAGGTAACACAGGCGATTACAAACGCCACAAAAGATATGGCAACTAATACAGGCGTAGAAGGAAAGTTGGAAGGTTATGCTTTGAAAACAGAGATTCCTACTGTAGAAAGCATTTCAAACTCAGAGATTGATTCATTGTTTACCGCGTAAAGCGTAAAGGAGTGTGATAGAAGGAAATATTTGAGTTGGACAGGATTGCAGCATTTTTATGGGAAATACATTGAAAGTCCATTTAAAACTGTGAATGAGCAGTTGAAGAATGTTAAGAGCAATATGGGAAACTTAGACAGCCTCACAACAATATCGAAAGAGAATTTAGTGTATGCAATAAATGAAATAAAGAGTGCACTGCATACATAGGTGATAAAGCTGTGAGAGCATTTCATGATATTGTGATAGATTA